TTGATAATAATCAGTGGTAGTACTGTATGCTGAGCTGAATAAATACAGTGTGATCCACGTCGGATAATTGCTGTCCCGTCCCTCTGCCCAGACAACTAAATCAATGTAGTCATACGCAGATAAATCCAATGTTGCTGGAAAAGCAGCGTCGCCGCGTCCGTTTTGAGATGCTACTGCTTCACACGCTATCTTCAGCGTATTGGTGTTGTGCCTCGCGTGAACTGGAGATAATTCCTTTGTAACGTTGGCACCTGTTCCGCCAAACAACCAGGTCAGATTGTCAATGTTTGTCAACAATAGCCGATCATCAAACTCTGACAGTGCAGGTAAATCCACTGGCATAACTAAACCGGAATTTTTTACTTGTCCTTGCTGACCACCAATCCACACCGGCCCATCACCATAAGCCGCCGCCCCGCCTGCTGCGTTGAAGCTGGCTAGGTCGGGAAACACTCCACCCACCGCCGAAAACCGCTCTTTCCCATCCGCCCCCACATACCCAACTTGCTCACCCGTATCAAGGTCATACAAATTCGGATAATTGCCACTAATTACGCCACCCATCTAAATCTCCTCATCATCCAGTGCATCCGTATTACCATGACGGATGGCCATTTTGTTTAATGCTGTCGCCATCGCTTTGATGGCCATGTTGGTTTCTTTTTGTCGGGCATCGACAATCTTGCCCCATTCCTCACGCTCTTTAGCGTGTAACTCCATAAACTTGGAGAGGTCGGAACGGTGGTTGTTTAAAATGGTATTCAGCACTTTGGCATACGCCCAAAGCACAAAAAAAAGGGCAAATATCACCAAGCCAACCAGCCCGCCGTTATCTGCCCATAATCCGGGGTTGGCTACAGTCGACACTAACGTACCTCCTGCAGTTGACCGATGCAGATGCCGTTGGCTGGCACCAAGGGGTAAGCACTTCTGATCAGCAACAAGGCCGCCTGTCTGGCGGCGCTGTCGGCAGTCTCACTGCAATACTGATCGACCGCCGCGCTAATACGGTGTGCCGTACTGGCAGCGGTCAGGGTGAAGTCACCCGGTTGATAGCCGTCGGCCAGATACTCGTTAGAGCATCCGGCCAACACCCACAGCATGCTGCATAAGATCAACCTCATGCCTCACCGGCCTCCGTGTCAGGGGTTTCAGTATCGGCGGTGTCTGATTCTCCATCAGCCTCATCAACTTGATCGGTTTCCACCTCCGTTTCTGTCACCGTTTTACGGGTGCGGGTACGGGTGGGCTTTGGCTCGATCAGTTCAATGTTGCCGCTGAGTTTCATGCCATCGGGAAACGTCGTTTCAAACTCTTCCCCAGGTTCCACCATGCGGTTTTCATGGCCCAGCCATGTTTTAACGTGCGCGATGTATTTAGGCATGATTTAGAACACCGAGAAGCCGGATGGGTAGTATTTGCCGACGCTTGGCTTATCGTCTGCGAAGTAGCAGGTAAACTTGCCCGCGGTCAAAGGACCGGTTGCCACGGTGTAGCGCACACCCAGATACCGCTGGCCAATCGGTTGCGCGGCCAGAATGGTATCCGGTATTTCAATGGCGATAGGCCGACGGCCCAGTGTCAGTTCCGCTTTGCCGATGGGGGCAGTAGAAACTAATACCGTCGGGCTGCTCAAATCGGCAGCGGCTGAGCTGATAATTTCAAACGCCACCGTCGCGGCACCGGCTGCAGTCGCGGCTTCATCCACACCAATCACGGCATAAATATCTGAACCGGGCGCAATATCCCGCGCGGATTTCAGGTCAACGGTATTAGTCGAAACCGCAGTGGTAGTCACTGTTTGAGCGGCAGACAATACTAAAAGTGCATCCAATAACATACGGCCTCCTATCAGGACACTAAGGTTTCAGCAATACCCAGCTGGTCCACACAACGCACCGGAATGCCCATAAAAGACAACTGGTTCATGGTGGTGCCAAATTGGGTCATGGCCTCTTTAATGCCTAATGCATTGTTGGATTTCTCCAACGCTTGAATCATCAGGCCCTCTTTGATGGAGCGGTTGGCATAAAACGCCGCGCGGCCCATTTGAAAATTGGGGATACGCGCAATCGCCCGCATCATTAACTTGATCAAGTTGGTGTTGGCGGTTGCCGCTTGAGTGCCTGTTACGCCAACCCAGTCCGACACGTCAACATTGGCAATGCGGACTACATAACGCCAATCTTTTACGACCAAGCCAGCATCCCATTGGAACAACGAACGGGCGGCTTGATACCAGTTTCCGCTGCCATCTTGTACAGACTCTTCGCCTAAGTCTCTGTTTTGCAGACCTGCGCGAGAACCTTTCGGGAAAGGACAGAACACCGTTTGTTCACCCCAGACAACCAAGTAAACAGACGCATTATCCGAACCAGAACCACCTGCCAAGATGACATTTTGACCATTGCCTGCCGATGTTGAGCTGTAACGTGTTGCCAAGCCTGAAAAAGTTTTCAGATCCAGGCCCACATTGCCGTTAAAAATTTTGCCGACCATCTCTTGCGACATGGCTTCTAGGAACGCGGATTCTTCAGATAATCTGAAAGCCGCACTGTTGCCGTTCAATTGCAGCAACTTGGCATCGATATGCGAACGGGCTTCCAGCATCGCGCAAGGCTCAGTAACCTGTGCCGTGGTGGATTTGCTGGATGGTACACCTTGGTTATACGCACGCCAGTACACTTCTGGCAAACCGGTACGCACACCCACAACGTGTGAAGTCGGTTGATTGGCCTCTTTGACGACGATGTCTTCGAGGATTTCGTTTTGTTGCGAGAGTAACTCTGCAACAGGATCGACCTTGCCATCGGGGGACATGCGTTTAGACAAGTCCATCAATGTCAATTGGCCAGTGGATAAAACAGCCATCTAAAACCTCCTAGGGGTTCATGTTTGGGTAAAGTTTTTGGGCAATGCTGGTTTGTGCACCGGGAACTTGTGCGCTACTGGGCATTAATGTGTCTTCCGACATGGCCTTTCCGGCCTTAACAAATGCTTTGATGATGGCGGGATGGTTGCCAATCCCACTATCAGCCAGCAATTGATTAAGCTCGGGTGAGCCAAACGCATCCAATGCTTTCTTTGCCAAAGACAAATTAGCGTCCAATGCTGCGCCGCCTATTTCCTTGTCGGCTTTGGTTTCTGCCTCCCAAGCAGCAACCCGTTCTGTCTGCGCAGTGGCCGCTTGTTCGGTGATCTTTTGCGCCATCACTGCGCCCATGCTGGCTAAGTGTTGCGCTTGTTCCTGTGACAAACCAATGTCTTTGGCAGCAGACTTAAACTGCCCCATTAACTCAGTATCAACAATCACGTTTTCCGGTACGTCAAAATCGGCATAGGTTTCTGGAGCGGTTGACGGTGCGGGTGTTGCTTCTGGTTGTGCAGGCGCTGCTTGCGTCGGTGCTGGAGTCGCTTCCGGCGCTGTTACAGGTGCAGCAGGTGCGGTTTCAGTTGCCGCTGTTGCTGTCGGATTCGCTTGATCCATATAAAGCCTCTTGAATAAATGTCAGATAAAGCGCGGGATGCGCTTGTAAGTGCGTGGTCAACCAAAGACCAACATCACGCCGCCCTTCTTTAAAGGCGGTAATGTCGGCTTGGTTGGGGGAAAAACTGGCAGCATCCGTGCCGCAATGCGCCAAAAGGCTTTGAAATACCCGACGGCCCGCCGCTTGGCTTAACAACGATTTAAAATCATTCTCCAGCTGCAATGCCGCCAGTTCTGCCAATTCAACATCAGCATCCCGTTGCAGCAAGCGTTCAGCGTAGGTGTCTATCATGCTCATTGGCGTGTAAACCGGCCTTCAATCACGTCACCAGCCAAGCTGCCGTTATCCGTGCGGGTATTGCCCAGCTTGCCCAGCATCTCGGCGCTTTGTTGCATGGCCGCTTGTTGTTGGGCGATTTGCATTTGTTGGGCGCGGTCTTGCCTGATCAGCATGGCTTTGTCCATCGGCACTAACAGACGGGGATCAGTGCCCAACTTATCCGCGTACATTTCCGCGAAATAATCGGCATCCAGCCTGTCCAAAACATCCGGTTTTAGTCCAGCCAACTGGCCCAAACTGCCAACAAAGCGGTCGGCATTGTTCAAGCCCGCCATTTTCTGTGCTTGCGCCAAGATCGAGACATACTCGATATTGATGTCATGCCCTTCAATCTCAGCAGGGGGTGGCGGTAACACGCCGCCTTTCAACGCCCGCATGAAAATGGTTTCCACGGCAGGATCCAGCAGTTCATTGTTCAACCGCTCGACCACCGGCCCCAACATCATCATCTTTTCTTCATGCCGCTCCATCACTTCCGTGGCCGTGGTTTTGCGGTCCAGCTGGGTAATCATGGTAAACACGTCGGCATAAAATGCCCCATACACCCGGTCTCGCACGTCTTGAATGTCGGCCAGCAGGTTGCGCAAATCCAGTTGCACTTCAAACGCCGTGCGGATGCCTTGCGGGGCTTGTATAGGATCGTAATAACTGCGGCCACCGGGCAGCGTATCCACTTCCCGGTTCTTCATGCTGGCCGGTACTTGCAACGGCGGATTGGCTTGAAAGTCGATGGCTTGCGATTTGCGCAATTGCTCAGTCTGCAGCTGCTTCACATCGCCCAACGCATCCATGGCCGGCGAATGGCCGTAAATGTCGCCTGATGTCAGCATCCAACGCGGTGCCAAACAAGGAAACCGCTCAAAACCAGACTCACGCAAGATGTTATGCACTTGCCCTTGTTCCCAGTACACCGAGCGCCAAGGCATATTGCGGGCATCCCGCTTTTGCATGTCGCGGTCAATACGTGGCTCAATGGCGTGGCGTATCGTTACCCATTGATCAAAGTTGTGGTTGTCATACGCCTGTTTGGTCGTGCTGCAGCAATTGTCATAGCCAAATTCTTTAACCACCGCGCCGACGCTGGCTTTAAACTCCCGATACAAGGTATCGGCCTCACCTCGCCAATTGGCGGCAATCAGAAACTCACCGGCAGTAAAGGCATGCAGATGAATAATGCTGTCGTAATCATCCGCAACAAACGCCGCACCGGTCCCGAATGCGCCTAATTCATCGTAAACGCTGTGCAGCGCCCGATAGAAATTGCTGCGGCTCATGATGGTCTGTATTTCTTGCGTGCATTGATCCAGCCATATTTTCACCGGCTGATACTGCATCAGGTCTGTATCGATCATCGACAACTGAAACCAAGGCCGTGACGGGCTGGTCATGCCAGACATCAAGCCTGCGGATAAAATCCGCAAGGCTTTGGTGCCCGTGTTATCAATGATCGACTGGTGGCGTTTGTCGCCCCGGTTAGCATTCTCACCAAAAAACCGGCCAGAACGCGGCAACAGAAATTGAGAAATTTCTTTCCAATGCGACATCCATGACGCCCGTTCTGTTTTCAACGCGTCAAAGCGTTTGTTCAGCCGATCAACGGTCGGACTGCTCATTACTGACCGCCGCCCAACAGGGTTTTCTTGCCCAGCTTGTTTTTATCAATCTCTTCACCCATGCCACCGGTTAACAGCGTGGATTTAGGTGCACCGCCACCTTGCGCTACATTTTGCATAGCGGTATCCGCTCTAACGGCTGCGGCTTGTGGCGTCTTAGCCAGTTGGGGTGGTGGTGGCGGAGGTGGTGGATCAGCAGGTTTACCGCCGCCTCCAAAACATGCCAGCTGTACAGGCAAAAGGTTAAACAGATACAGTTTCATCATCATCAACTCATCACAGCAAAAGGATCATGCCCACGCCTTACATCGTGCGGTTCACGTTGTAACGGCAATGGGTTCTTAAATTTCTTGGCTACCGGAAACGCAAACGACAACGCCAGCGCATCGGCTTTATTCGGAGACGGCAAGCCACGTTGCTTCATATCGGCTTTGCTCTCCAACTGAATCTTGCCGTCCATCCGTGCTACGGTTTCAGGGTTGATCAGGTCGTCATACAGCTCTTTGTCATCCGGCAAACAACCGCCGGCTTTCAACCAATCCCGCATCAGCTTCCACATTTCCGCACGTTTGTTCAAACAGCCAGGGTCGCTGGCCTTGCTGGCAAACCACACCAATGTCCAGTCTCGGCCCATGGTTAAACCAGCAGAGGCAATGCCCGTGCCGTAACCCGCATCGATAAACACTGCGTCGGCGTTATGCTCGTCTTCCAGGTTGGCCAGAATGTTGGCAATCTGAATGTCATTGTCGTTTTTAGGGATCGTGCGCAGAATGCGGAAGTACAAGCCTTGGCGTAACCCAATCACCAGCGCGTCGTCACCTTCCCAGGCCGGGTCACAGGTCAGAATGACCGGGGCAAACGTGTATTGCTCAGGGCGTACGTAGCGTTTCAATGCCGCATCCACATCATCCGTAGCAATAAACTGCTTGGCGGATAAACTGGGGAACATGCCGCGGACACGCACTTTCACACGGTCACTATCAATACCGTGGTCATCAATCTCTTTCTGTAATTCGACTTTGTTAGTGCCTTCTACGTCGCGGCTATCAATCTGCCGAGTAACCCAGCGATGGCGGTTTTTACGGAA